GATGAAGATTCTGATGACATGGACGACATGGGTGATATGCCTGACTTAGATGATGAAGATTCTGATGACATGGACGACATGGGTGATATGCCTGACTTAGATGATGAAGATTCTGATGATACAGACGACATGGATGACATGGATGATGAAGGTCCTGCTGATGTTAAAAAAGAGTCTTATAAAAGTGACATCGAGTTGATGCGCGAGTATGTTGAAAAAGTAACAGCACCTTCTAATCAAGACGGTACAGATAATACTAAATCCCCAGTAAAGGCTCGTGATGGTAAAATGCCTACCGCTGACGCAAAGAATATTGCACAAGGCGGCGAAGAACCATCAACTTCCTCTAAACCTTCAGTGAAAGACATGAATTTTAAAACAGTTAACCAGCCAGGTGCTAAAGGAGCTTCTAAACTATCATCAGTTAAAACTCCAAAAAATACCGCTGAAAAAGGAGTTTCCACTATAAGTGGCAAAAAAATAAGGTAAAATTTCATGACTACTCTACGAGAACAACTTACTTTTCAACAAGCTAATATAGTTGTTGAACAAGAAGATAACAAAAATCTTTGCTTAAAAGGTATATTCATACAAGGTGATAAGCGAAATGCAAATCAGCGAGTTTACCCTATAAGAGAGATATCAAATGCCGTTAATACACTAAACGAGCAAATAACAAAAGGAATGTCTGTTCTCGGAGAAGTTGATCATCCAGAAGGACTTAATATAAATCTAGAACGTGTCAGCCATACGATTGAAAAAATGTGGATGGAAGGATCTAACGGGTGTGGGAAATTAAAGATAATTCCCACACCTATGGGTCAGATTATAAAAGTAATGATAGAAAACGGAGTTAAACTGGGCGTATCGTCTCGGGGTAGCGGTAATGTAAGCGAAGATGGTCAAGGCACAGTTTCAGATTTTCAGATTGTTACTGTAGATATTGTAGCTCAACCTAGCGCACCGGAAGCTTATCCTACACCTATTTACGAACAAGTATTGAATTCTAAAAAAGGATATAAGGCATATGAATTGGCAAATATGGTAAGGCACGATAAAAAGGCAGAAAAGTATCTTAAGGAATCGTTGGTAAATATAATCAACAATCTCCGATAATTCAGGAGGACATAATGAAAGATGCACTAACACAACTTTTTGAAAATGAAGCAATTTCTGAGCAAGTGCGTCAAGAAATTCAAGAAGCATGGGACCAAAAGCTAAAAGAAAATAAAAGAGCGGTCGCTGCTGAACTTAGAGAAGAGTTTGCAAAAAAGTATGAATATGATAAATCTATCATGGCAGAAGCTATTAATGAGATGATTACTGATCGTCTACATTCTGAAATAGAAGAATTTCGAGATGATAGAAAGCAACTAGCGGAACAAAAAGCACAATATGCTATAAAACTTCGCGAACATCAAAATCTATTAAAGAATTTTGTTGTTAAACAACTAACTAACGAAGTTGCAGAATTACACAGAGATCAAAAGAAAATAGCAGAATCATTCTCTAAAGTTGAAGAATTTGTTGTAGAATCACTAGCAGAAGAAATTACAGATTTTCACAAAGATAAAAAAGATATAATTGAAACCAAAGTTAAATTAGTAAGTGAAGGAAAAAAACTCATAGAAAGTACCAAAAAGAAATTCATTAAACAAAGTGCGATTTTAATTGCAGAAACAGTTGAAAAAGCATTAAAAACTGAAATCAGTCAACTAAAAGAAGACATAGAGATTTCTAGAAAGAATGATTTTGGTAGAAAAATATTTGAAAGCTTTGCTTTAGAATATGCTGGTAGTTACTTGAATGAAAAAAGTGAAATTGCAAAATTAACAAAACTTTTAAGGAAACGAGAAAAGCAATTATCAGAAGCAAAAGTTCAAAGCGCAAAGTCTGTAAAGCTTGCAGAGAAACATAAAAGAGATAAAGAAACTCTGAAAGAATCCATCGAGCGACAAAAGACTTTGAATCAATTGATTTCACCTCTGTCTAAATCCCAGAAAGAAATCATGACAGATCTACTGGAAAGTGTTCAAACAAGTAAGTTAGCAACTGCGTTTGAAAAATATTTACCGGCTGTTATTGACGGTAAAACTCCAGCAAAAACCAAGGCAACTCTAACCGAAGGCAAAGAAATTACAGGCAACAGAGATACAAAAACACACAAACTACAAAGCAATGACAACAATGTTATTGAAATTTGTCGTCTTGCAGGACTAAATTAAGGAGATTTTACAATGTCAGAATTACTAGAAAGTCGTTGGCGTGAAGCCAAACAAGCACTTCTAGAAGGCCTAAACGGTAACAAGAAAACCGTTATGGAAACAACTCTAGAGAATACACGAAAGCACCTACTATCAGAAAGTGCTACTGTAGGCTCAACATCAGCTGGTAACGTTGCAACTCTAAACCGAGTTATTCTACCCGTTATTCGTCGTGTTATGCCCACTGTTATTGCAAACGAACTAGTCGGTGTACAACCAATGACTGGTCCCGTGTCACAGATACACACCTTGCGTGTTCGTTACTCTGATACTGCCGGTACAGGCTCATCAGGTGCAACTGCAGGTGAAGAGGCTCTAAGCCCGTTCAAGATTGCAGAAGCTTATTCTGGTGACCCAGCTACTGCTAAAGCAGCAGCTACAGCAGCACTAGAAGGACAAGGCGGAAACAGACTAAGCATTCAAATCATGAAGCAAACTGTTGAAGCTAAGACCAGAAAGCTATCAGCACGTTGGACTTTTGAAGCAGCACAAGATGCTCAATCACAGCACGGTATCGATGTAGAAGCAGAAATCATGGCTGCTCTTGCACAAGAGATCACTGCTGAAATTGACCAAGAAGTACTTTCAAGTCTAAGCAATCTAGCTGGCACTGCTATTGAAACCTATGACCAGGCTTCTGTTAGCGGTACTGCTACATTCGTCGGTGATGAACATGCTGCTCTAGCAGTCCAGATCAACCGCGTTGCTAACTTGATCGCTCAGCGTACTCGTAGAGGTGCAGGTAACTGGGCAGTTGTTAGTCCGTTTACTCTTACTATTCTACAGAGTGCAACTACATCAGCATTTGCACGTACTACAGAAGGTACTTTTGAGGCACCTACTAACACCAAGTTCGTAGGAACTCTAAACAATGCTATGAAGGTTTATGTAAATACATATTCCGCAGATAATGCTCCTGTTCTTATCGGTTATAAAGGTTCTAGTGAAAGTGATGCAGCCGCATTCTACTGTCCTTATATTCCACTAATGAGCAGCGGTACAGTACTAGATCCTGCTACCTTTGAACCAGTTGTTAGCTTCATGACTCGATACGGTTATGTCGAGCTAAACAACACTGCAAGTTCTCTAGGTAACGCAGCAGACTATCTAGGCAAAGTTGCAATCAACAACGGAAACGTAAGCTTCCAGTAATAAAACTTTTGTTTTAATAAAAATAGGACCTTCGGGTCCTATTTTTTTGGTTACTGTATAATGACAATTTGTTACTTCTAGTGTATAATAGTTTTATGAAAGATAAAATAATAAGAGTCATTGAAACTACCAATCCTCGTAAAATTAGTCAAGCTATTGCCAATGACCATGAATTATCTGAGTGGGTAATTCAGAATTCACCAGAATCAACTAATTTTTCTCAACGTATCTACGATGCTTTGTATAATGAACGTGTAGTCTGTGACTACGGTAATACAAAAAAGTTTAAATCAATTACAGAAGGTTACAAGTTTTGCGGGCCTGCGAGTCGATGTTTGTGTGCTAAAAAATCAGTATCAAATGCAGTTTCAAAGTCAAAGTCTGAGTTATCTGACAGCGAAAAACAACAGATTAATTCAAAACGAGAATCAACCAATTTAAAAAAATATGGAGTAATTAACGCCGGGCAGACTGAAAAAGCAAAGTCTAAACACAAACAGTATTATTTAAAAAATAAAAAAAATATAAAAAAACCTAAGCTAACACTCCTGGAGCACAGTTATGCTAAATTAATAAACAAATTGAAAACATTTGGAATAAAAATGTTAACTCCTGTAACAGACTATTACGGAGTAAGCAATCAACAATATTATAACTTTTCTTGCTTAGATTGCGGGCTAGAATTTGAAACATACCTTGATAACGGGCATATTCCAGTTTGCAAAGCTTGCAACCCAACTATACCGTCTTATAGTAGTAAAGCGGAGCAGGAACTTACTAATTTTATCAAGCATACATTTCCGTCGGTGCTTATTTTAAATAACGATAAAACTACGATCAATCCTTTTGAACTGGATATTGTACTCCCGGAATTAAAAATAGCCATTGAATATTGTGGATTATACTGGCACAGTTCTGCTCAGGGAAAGAATGCTGATTATCATTATAATAAGATGAAATTAGCTAACGATAAAGGGTATCGGTTAATAACGATCTTTGAAGATGAATGGATTTATAAAAAAGATATTGTGAAATCCAGATTATCAAATATTCTAAATCAGTCTAAGCGATATTATGCAAGAAAACTGATACTAAAAGAAGTGTCTAGCGGTGATTCTAGAATGTTTTTAGAAACGACCCATATCCAAGGCTATGCTAGTTCTAGTATCAATCTAGGGTTATACAATGAAAATGACTTGCTGGCGTTGATGACATTTGGAAAGCCTAGATATAATAAAAATTATCAATATGAAATAATTCGATATTCTAGTAAGAACACGGTAGTTGGAGGAGCCTCAAAATTATTTACTCATTTTATTAGAAAATACGATCCTGAATCAATTATTAGTTACTGTGATATGAGATGGGGCACAGGAAAGATGTACCAAAAAATTGGAATGCAGTTTTTAAAACAAACTTCATACGGGTATGCTTATACGGATTTTTTGAAGAGATACCATAGATCAACTTATACTAAATCAAATCTTCTTAAAAATACACTAGCAACTGGTGATACTGAAGAAGAACTTGCAAAGTCTTTGGGTTTGTATAAGATAGGAGATTGCGGTAACACTGTTTATGTTTGGAAAAAATCAGCAACCTGATTGATCATCCATTTTTTAATTATTTACTAGATTAGTTTAATTACGAATTATTTTCAGGTATATTTACAGATCTTAGTATATCTCGTAAGAACATTATTTCAGGATTGCTGCCATATTTTGTTGTTATGGCGTCTACTAATTTTCTCATTTCATGTGTATGGTGTATATTTGCATTGATGGCACTTATAAGTTCTCTTCTCATCGACAGATTGTAATTGTTTTTGATGTAAGATACTGTTCCTATATTGTTAGAATCTTCGATAACATCAGGTAGGTATGATATAATTGCGTAGTTGTCTCCATAAAAACTTGTATTCGATGTGTGGTTATCTAGATCAAAATGAATGCCTATGATTTTTCCTAATGACAATTCTCGTTTTTGTGTTTGATTTTTTCCTGATGAACTCATGATAGTCATTAGTTTTTTCAGGTATGTTTGTCGATAAGCACTATAGTCACTAGCTATATCTAAGATTCTTGTCATCATTCTAATATATTGTTGAATCCATTCATATTTATCTTCATAATTTCCCCCTAACGATCTAAGTTCTATATATCCGTGTGTGGGTAGTTTAGATAAATTTATCGCCGAATACTTTTCACTCAAAGATATTGCCAACTCGTTGAGTGAAGGTATGTTATCTATGTAATCGTTTAATTTATTTGTTTCTAGTGATCGGATTATACCGGGAAGTTGATCAACTGCAAAATAGTTATTAGATCTTCCAAATTCTTTTAGTGCGCGACTTTGTCCGGAAATAACATAAAACTTTAACCAATCAACATCATTTATTTCGTTTCTATTCCATGTTCCTATGTTTATGTGAAGACCGCAATTTGTGTTTGTTTCAATTAAACTGTCGTTGCTTATTAAATCTAATGAGTCCTTTAGTGCTTTTTCTGCTTCTTGTATTCTTAAAACCGGGGATCTAAATTCTACATCTACTCCCGCAGTCCCGTCAGTTCCTACAGTCCACATCTCATAATCAGATTCTTCACTTTCAATAACAGGTCTACTCATTATTGAGTCTAACTCATTTACTACATATTTTACAGGAGATATGGAATTTTCTTCTACATATTCCTGTACATACTCATCATAATCTATGGTAACTTCTTCATCTTGTATTTGATGCGAGTCAAACACTTTGATAATATCTGTTAATGATTGTAGATACGGAATAAACTGAACTTGATAATTTTCATCATACGCATAATCTTCTATGTCAATAGTGTCATCTATTTCACTTATATCAATATTGATAGCACTTCTTATAGTTTTTATAAAAGCTTTATTCATATTTTTAAATACACTTTCTTGTCCATTGAATTTTTCATGGTTTGATCTTGTAATTCGTTTTACATAATCATCATCGACCCTTATCATAATATGTTTTTCTTCATGCGACGCTAAAATTATATAATAGTATTTCATTAACTTGTACAGAATATTAATATCTTTTAAGATATTGAGATCTTTTTCTATGAAATCCAAAAAATCATTTATTTCTTTTCGCATTGATTCGTTGTATTTTCTTTTTCTGTCTTTGATTACAAATTCTATTATCTCTTCAGAGTCAGGACGACCGTAAACAGGCTCTATATGTTCATCACGTATTCTATCTATAGTAGATTCTAGTTGAGTTTCGTTAAACCATTTTTCATGAAATTCCCTGTCACGTATTAGATTATCATAACTCGGATTTTCATCCTCGCTAATATAAGTAGCAACTTCAAACTCGAATCCCACAGTATAATCTTTGTCAGTTTTTTGCATAAGATCAGAATGTCCCATTCTGATCCCTTCTAGTATTTGCTTCAGTCTCATCTTTATTGTTCCTTGTTCGATAGATTAGATTTATATTCTTTGTTTACGATCTTGTTTAATATAGTTCTCATGTCTTTTAAGAATAGATTTCTTGGAACTTGTTCTATGCGTGACTTAATTAATCCAAGTAGTTTCTCTGCATCACTGATATAATTTGTCTCTTCTAATTCATTGATAAATCTAGGATTTAGTAGTATGGAGTATAACAATCTTCTAGACTCAGTTGAGTAATGTTCGGATAGATAGTCTATGCTCCTGATTTCTTTCAAACGATGCAAGTGTTGAGGTATATTATCAGTAATAGTTCTTTCTATCACACCATGGATTCTAGACAGAAGTCGTACAGAGTCTGTTGTCTGAAAAAATTTATTGAAAAATTCAGTAGGCGAAATAATTTTGTTATTTTGTTTTGATATATTATTGCCAGTTATAATAGTTAGTTTTTTTACATATTCTTTTTTATATGCGTATGGATCGCTGGCAATGTCTAAAAAGTGAAGCATCATTCTTATATATTGTTTGACTTGATCATCGCGCACTTCATAGTTTCCACCTAGTGATCTAAGCTCTATATAACCGTGTGTTTTTAATTTAGATATGTTTATAGCAGAATATTTTTCAGAATGTCTAAACAACCTATTATTTATCTCAGGTATACTATCTATGTAATCATGTATATTATTAGATTCTAATATATCTATTATTTCAGGAAGTTTATCTGTTGTGAAGTCATTATCTAGTCTACCAAACTCATCTAGAAATCTTCTTTGATTTGATATTATATGAAATTTAAGCCAGTCTATCTCATTTATTTGATCGTGGCTCCATGTGCCTATGTTTATATGAAGACCACATCGTGTGTTTGTTTCAATTAATTCATCATCGCGTATAAACTCAAATATATCATCAATGGCTTGTTCTGCTCTTTCTAGGTTTAGTACAGGTGATCTAAATTCTACATCTACTCCTTGTGTACCGTCAGTGCCTACGGTCCATCTACTGTAATCAGATTCTTCGGATTCTATCACAAATTCAGCTACGATTTCTCTTAGCTCACTTGCTACATAACTTATGGCGGACTCGTTGCTATAAGACTGTTCTCTGAACGCATCCATCATTTCTTCAGAATCAAATTCGCCCCATTCATATTCAAATAACTCTTCTAGTTCTTCACGATCAGTATCAAAATGTTTTATAATATCGTCAACGGTAGTTAGTTCTACTATATCGATGATATTTCTTGCTTTATCATATATATAATCTTCTTGATCATATGAGTCTCGGTCTATGTCATCTTCATTAAAATAAATAGTTTTCTTGATAATTTCCTTTATATGTTGTATAATATCATTTTTAGAATCATCTAACGATTTGCGGTGCTTGTCAGCAAACACGGAGATTTTTGATTTTATACTGTCTATGCTAACTACATAATCATCTAGTTGACTATAAAAATCACCATTTTTAAAATATCTAAATAAAGTTACTAGTTTAACTAGTTGTTCATCACTGTATTTTTTTTCTGACTCTGAATCTTCTAAAAATTTTTTTGCTGAATCAATGATTTTACTATCATATTTAGATATTCTAATCATAAATTCATGTTTAGCAATTTCGATTATATCCGGTCTTCCGTATTTAGGTTCTATACCTTCTTCTATGAGTAATTTTCGTTTTTCTCTGTGATATAAGATGTTGTTAAACCATTCATCAAATTCTGTGATCCTTCGAAATTCGTGCCATTCTTCTATAAAATCTGAAAGATTATCTTCACCAGCGGATAATTCATTTCTGTCCACTGCTACCTCAAATTCAAAACCCACGGTGTAGTCTTTTTTTGGTGCGGAAGATATCCGTGAACCTCCCATCTTGATACCTTCAATTATTTGATTTAATAACATAGAAACTCCGCTAATTATACTCTAGTATTTAGTTGTATATTGATAAATATTAATATATATTTCTTAAACAGGAGTTAATTATGAGTGAAATAAAAAAAATGATAAAGGTATTAAAACGCTTAGAATCCAGAAAAGTTATAACAGAAGGAGACTTGCCTGATTACAACTTAATAGAACCTGATTATGAAGAAGAAGAGGCAGCATTCAAGTATGATAACGATCTAGCGGTAGAAATGATGGAAGAGTATAGTGATAAAGATTTAAACGATCTTTTGTCTCTGTTGGGACAGCGAGCAGAAAGTAAGGTAGTATCTTTCTTGCAAAAACACATATGGGAGATTATATTTGAAGAGTTTGTGTCAGGTCTTTCTCTAGATGATATATATGGTATGTTAGGTGAACAACAAAAGAATGAATTTCATGATCTTTTACTTGATGAATTTTTAGATGAAATACACTCTCACCCGGAAAAATATCAACCTGATGACAGTATCTAGTAAAATAAACCTATGAGATATTCAGAATTCAGTAAAATAATAAACGAAGTCAAGATAATAACTCCTGGTAATATAAATGAACCTCTAAGAGATAATGAATCAGTGGTAGTTTACCACGGCACTAGTGATTATAATTTTCTTATAGCAGCAATAAAATACGGCTTAACAGGAGATATGAGAGCCAGCAGGCGTTATAGTTATGAATTTAATAATAATCCCAAGGGATTGTTTGTTACTCCATTATTAAAAACTGCAAAAGAATTTGGTAGTTACGTGCTAGAAATACATGCTAGAGTTTCTGATCTAGATATTCCCGTTTGGCCAAATGGATCTTTTACTGTACAGGGTGGAATGTCAGGTATATTTCATAATGAAAAAGAACGTGAAGATTCTAAAAAACAACAACGTGACAGTTATTCGCATGATGAAAACGAATATATCGCTTCTAGTGATCGTCCAGAACTAGCAGGTTATTTATATGATCTAGGCGAGCCTCAAGCACTATTTATTGGGGATATAGACACTTCGGGAATTAAAGCTGTTTGGATATCTAGTAATCCTGAGCGTGTGCAACAAGATTACATCAGATATAAACCCCAGCAAGTAATAAAATTAGATAAACAAAATAAACTTCCATCTAGATTTGGCGATGTAAGCACTGATAAAAAATCAGAAATATACCAGAACTCAAAAAATAAAGTTATAAGACCTAGAGATTATCCGACATTTGATGAGTTTGTTGACATAATTTTAGCACAAAAATCACATCTAGATAACAGAGATCAGGTGAAATCTATACTAAAAAAACACCCTGATTACATCAGAGATATAGTATGGAGTGATAGACAGTATGAAAAGATTATAAAGACTATGTAAAGTCTTTGGTTAATTAATCAAAATATTTCATAAATAAAACTATGGGACGCCCAGTAAACAAAAGATTCTTTGGTGTTACTGCTGAAGAAGGACAAGATTTATTAAACGAACAAAGATTTACAGTCTTGGTTCGTGTAGGTAATAACCCTTTATCAGATGCTGGTATTATAATTAGACAACAGTCTGAAACCAAATTTATAATAAATGATCGCCAGGATAAAAGTGGAAATCAAGGTTCTTGTACACTAGTCAACAAAGAAATTCCTGGCCCTGATGAATTCGTGATACTAGGATATTCTATTACAACCGGAGAAGAAACCAGAATTAGAAAAATTACTAATCGAGTTGTTATAGATTTTAATAACATTCGTTATACTTGGGAAATACAAGATGATTCTAGTGCAAATATATTAATTTTAGTTCCCACTGATTAAATATCTTGATTATCATAAAAAAAGTCTATCATTTTAAAAATAGTTTTTAACTTGCTTATTATTATTCTGTTCTGCAGTGTATTTTTTAGTCCGCGATGTAATGGATGAGGCCATTTTAAAAAGCTAGTCCATGCGTATCCGTTGTTTTCATGATTTAAATTAGGTATAAATTCTTGTTCCACTACTATTAAATAAGTATGAAATAAAAACCTGCAGTCATCGGAAATAAATAATTCCAAAGGTATTGTTTTTATAATATCAGGGACAAAACCAATTTCTTCATTTATTTCTCGCAATAAAGCATTGTAAGGAATCTCATCTTGATTGTTGGTACCGCTTACTATTCCCCACGTATCTCCTGATTTTCCCGGAGATCTTCTTAATAAAAGAAGTCTTTTAGTTTTGAGTGAATAAAATAATGCACCGCTGCATATAACTTGGCTATCATCCATATATCCTGATACTCCAGTCACCTTTTCTATATTCTCCGTCAATACTCAAAAGCCAGTCCTTTCCATCCCAGAATATTTGAAGTCCGGTTTTTAAGTTAGTTAAGAATATATTTCCGGCATCAGTTAGCCTTGGGACTAGTATAGTTCTCCATTCAAAACCGTCCCACTCTATGATGCTGTTTTTATCAACTACTAAATCTGTGCCATCAGAATTTTTCCATGCGTCTGCTCCGTCTGTGTTAGAGTCACTTCCTATGCTATCTAGTAATAATAGTCTTAGTCCGGGTATTTTTATATCTGTAGGGTTAAAATCTTGTGGATTTATCGCATAGTCTATTGTTGATAATTGGTTAAGATTTCTTACTGGTCCGTTTAATACGGTGTTAGAAGGAACAGTGTCTAGATCAAATTTTATTAATAGTTGATGTTCATCTGCGGGATTTATTTCGATCTTTCCTATTATATTATTTTCAAAATTGGGTTTTTTTAAAAATATATAAGCTATTCCTTGATTTATATTTTCAGATATTTCTAGAAAGAACTCAGTCCAAGTCTTGTCTAAAATCATTCCGTCTTTTACAAGTTTTGCTGTGTTATTCAATACTAGTAAGTCGTATCCAAATGAATGTTCCCAGTCTCTGAACGACCTAGTAACATACTCACTGATATCTAAAGATTCATCTAGATTTGGTATGTTTAATTCTTGCTTTATATCTTTGGATAGTGATCCTGTATAGAATGCAGAGCTAGAAAGTTCTGTATCTGTATCATAATTGACATTCAATACTTGCGTAATTATGTTTTTTATTACTCCTAGTTTTTTTACTTTAGCAGGCATGGATATGAATATAGGAGTGGAAAAACTCAGAGTAGCTACATCTATTTCAGTCTCTGTTCCTGTAGGTATTGATCTAGAACTAAACTGAATAGATTCTAAATATACCACACTCAAACTAGTCCAGTCCAAATAGTTATCACTAGTCTGTATTTCTAGACTAGGGTTAAATAGCATGAGTATTTGTTCTAGTATTTGAAGTTTTTGATCAGTGGTCGTTGACCATACATCTACGTTTATAGATAACTTGTATGGTGTAGGCATGATTCGTTCTATAGTATAGTTTTTTCCTTGTTCTGTTAGGTACTCTTTTCCTTCTTCATCATAAGCACGTTCTCTTATATGTTTTTTGTTTACATACGAAGCATCGCTAGCTCGTTCTCTATCAATTTCTAGACCTGTTATATAAACAGCCATTCTAGGAGCAGTGGGAACGGTATTTTCAGAATTATTTTTTATAATACTCGCAACTTGTCTAGTCATATCTCCATACATTACCGGAATCTGAATGATATTTCCATTTCCAGTTTTGTATGAAAGATTATTAAACATTCTAATAATCTGTACGATATATTTTCTTATTTGCCCGTCATAAAAATGTTCCATGATATTCTCTTAGTTGTCGGCTTTAGGTTTTAATAACTCAGATAATGACTGTCTTTGTTGTTCTCGGTGATTATATAAATTAATGATATATAATCCTGAAATATCAACAGGTGAAGGTAATGTGACTTTTATGTATTCTTCGCTATCTTGTTCATAGACAGTAATCATGTCAGCATAGTCGTCTATGATATAATGAGTTACTATTTTTGAATCTTGTTCGGGTAAATTATATACTAGTTCTAGGTATTTGGCTTCTATATATTTTATTTTGGTATCTATTGTATTATTACCTTCTGAAATACGAACAGCGTCAGACGCAACTAGATCAGTATAAGTAAATTCATTTACATTGTTGATAAATGAACCACGCAGCGTCTTATCATTTTGATTACTCATACTGGTTCTCTGCATATCGTATACTTTGGTCCACCTAGATCCGTCATATCTAAATAAACGGTTGGGTAATAAGTCTATTCTTAGGTAATAATTACCTTCTTGTGCGTCAACAGGAAAACTGATACCAGAAGAAAATGCAGAACCATTAGGGGCAAATTCATCCCCTAACAAGAACCCATCATAGCCTAGATTTGTAGGAGTATTTGTTATAACATTGCCTTGGTCATCGACTGAAGTAATGCTAGCATTTCCTCTTTCATCTACTGCTAGTGTATAGTAGTGTTTTACATCATATCCACTTTTTGGCGTATTTTCTTCTGCTTCTGCTTCTACGGCTTGGGATATCTGCATTTCTGTGTTATAAGAACTCATCAAGTCTCTCAAGGTATTGTCACTATAGGGAGACCATACTGAAGTATCGGACGGTACAATGCCTGATGTTATTTCTTGTGCTGAAAATAGATTACCCTTGTATCTCACAACTTGTCCTTGCTGATAAGTTTTGGAAGAGTCATATTCACCTTCGAACAAGTCTTCATCCAAAGGAGTGTTGAATATGTCTTGATATATCTGATCATCAACTAGTTGTTTTATCTTTACTCGATACAGATGCGGCAGCCATAATTGAGAAAATCCCTCAGAGGCTCTCGCTACTTCTTCTACCACATAAAACCTTTTTAATGCAACTGAATAGTCATTTTCAGCGTATTCATCTTTTAAGTGAGGAAGTTCTATTACATCACCGGACATTATTTTTCTACCTAATATCCTTACACTGGCATTGATATGAACATTCAAGAATAAAACATCATTAGAAAGCATTATTCCAAATTGACTCAGGTCAAAGTCTAGATCTTGTACAGTATATACTCCCCTTATTTTGTATATGTCCGCATCATACTTTCTATCTCTGTTTTCTAGAAATAGCATGTCTTGTATCTGACGATGATCTTTTACCACTTCTCCATCATCAGTGCCTATGTACTTGTGTATAAACAAGTCAGTACCACCGACAGTAAATTGTTCTTCGATAACTCGATCAATAAAGTAATAATCGTTTTTTCGTTCAGGACGATATAAAGATAACCTAGGAATGACAGTTCTCCAGTTTATTGTATTTAGTATGCAAATCAAACTATCTATGAAGATAAATATTCTAAAAGGAATAACGATGTCAACAGTGCAAACACAGAAACAAGAAGTATTTGATTATGCTTATAGGATGCTAGGCGGGGGAATGATCGATGTCGAGCTAGATTCTGAACACTACGAAGTAGCTTTAAATCGAGCGTTGTCAAAATATAGACAAAGGGCTAGTCATGCGGTTGAGGAATCATACATGTTTCTAACACTTAATATAGATCAAAATGATTATATATTACCTAATGAAGTTATTGAAGTTAGGAAAATATATCGTAGATCTATAGGATCTAGAACAGGCGGCGGCGACGGAGGAACATTGTTTGAACCTTTTAATCTTGCTTATACAAATACTTATTTATTGTCTAGCTCTAATATGGGGGGCTTGGCAACATATGAAATGTTTGCAGGATATCAAGAACTAGTAGGTAGAATGTTTGGAAGTTTCATAGAGTTCAAGTGGAACTCTCCTACAAAAAAGTTAACTATTCTACAGCGTCCTAGAACAATTGAAGAAGTGTTGCTCTGGACATATAATCATAGACCTGACAGTGAAATACTCAATGATTATTTGGCTAAACAGTGGGTCAGGGATTACACACTGTCAGTTTGTAAATATATGTTAGGTGAGGCAAGAAGTAAATTTCAATCCATAGCAGGACCTCAAGGGGGATCTTCATTAAATGGTGACGCACTCAAAGCAGAAGCACAAGCAGAAATGGAAAAGCTAGAAATAGAACTAGCTCAGTCTATCCCAGGAGGCCCTGGCTATGGATTCTTGATAGGTTAATATAATGGTCTTAAACGAAATTAACACAGGGCAGATAGATAACGATAGAACGGGTGACTATCTACGTACAGCTTTTGAAAAAGCTAATAAATTGATACAGCAAATTGATTACATTACTTCAGTTAATTTAGATATAGTAGATATAGGGATATTCGCCAATGATGGAACCGGGGATGATCTTAGAACCGCATTTCAAAAAATAAATGTTGCTATAGATGCCCTCAACTCTAGTTACATTTCTAGTAATTTGGTAAAAGTTGATCTAGGAAAGCAGCCAAATGATAGGTCAGGTGATAATCTCAGACAAGCATTTCAAAAAGTTAATGCTGTAATAGATGTTGTAAACGGAATTAATTAAATAAATCATTAAAATAAGTTATTTTCTGTGATTTACACTAAATAATAGTAACAAGATATACCAAAGGGAGAAAAAAATGGCTTTAACTTCACCAGGTGTACAGGTTACTGTAGTAGATGAAAGTTTTTATTCTACTGCAGGACCAGGTACAGTTCCAATGATTTTTGTCGCTAGTGCTCAAAACAAATTAAACGGCTCTAGCACAGGGATCGCTCCAGGTACGTTAAAAGAAAACGCAGAGCGTGTATATTTGATTACATCTCAGCGAGAATTAACAGAAAACTTCGGCGATCCAAAATTTTATACAGATTTTAACAACAATCCTGTTAACGCAGGCGAATTAAACGAGTATGGTTTACAAACAGCTTATTCAGCTCTAGGCGTGACTAATCGTGTATTTGTTACACGAGCAGATGTTGATCTTTCTGAACTAGAAGGCAGCGCATTTGCACCTAGTGCGAATCCAGTAGACGGTACTATGTGGCTAGATCTAAATACCACACGATATGGAATTTTTGTGTGGAACGGAGATCCGGAAACAGTACTTAACGGACAGACTTTTACTGAAGTTATTCCCATAATTGTAAACGAAGAATATCAAACCACAATAGATCCCAGTACCACTAAAACAATACCAAAAACTACCATAGGCACAGTAGGTGATTATGCTATATTAACATATGGCACTACTGAATTGGAATTGTTTTATAAAAAAGGTATACCTGCAGATTTAATCGGGGGCATACCTGCAAGTTCTAAGTGGATTAAAGTAGGTTCCGAAGAATGGATCAAAGAATTCCCTCTTCTACAAGGCAGTAAAAATTTGACCGGTGCAGAAATATTAGGCGACGATTCTACTATAGAAATTGTACTACATGAAGGTACTACTGCTACCACTGAGACACTGACTTTTTCAGATGTAGGGACTACCCCAGTATCAGTTAACGATATCATAACTCAGATAAATGCTCTGACTTTCGGAGGATCTGACACTCCGTTAACTGCTGAACTAAAAGACAGTAAGTTTTCTATAATTTACAACAAGTACCCAGCTGAAACAGTTTATGTTGAAATTATAAACAAGACAGGCACTAGCGGAGATGCAGCTAATACCTTGGGATTTGAAACAGATCAAGATGAAGCAGTCCAAGGATACACGGCTATGGTGGAAATATCACCTCATAGCAGAGTTCCTGAGTTTAGATTAACTGATTCTATGCCCAGACCTAGCGGATCTCTTTGGATTAAGACAACAGAACCAGGAAGAGGTTCAAAGTTTGAACTAAAAAGATGGAGCAGTGCAACTTCATCATGGGAATCTGTGGAAGCTCCTGTTTACCAGTCAAATGCATCAGCAGTATTCAATCTTGATAGAACTGGCGGTGGACAAAATCTAGGACTAGGTAGCTATTACGTAAAAGCAAACATAAATGAATCTGGTCCTGTGAAAGAAGCAGACTTTAAGATACTAGAACGTGCCAATGAAGGACTAGTTTCAGCTAGAAGTGCTATTATAGAAAACGTAGCTGATCCTACAACCGGTGTAGGCCCTAGATCATCATTCTTTACTATCGGGATTAGAGAATCTTTAGCAGGACAAGAATCAATGAGCGAAGATTACGATTCTCCAGCTGACGCTAGTCCATATAAAGAAATTATAATCGAATTAAAAAGCCTTGCATCAGATGCAGATGACATCGTATCTGCAATAAATAACGCAGGTTTTCAGCATGTGATAGCAAGCGTAGATGCTAGCAACAGAGTCGTACTAGAACATGAACTAGGAGGTGAGATTCAAATAAACGACATGGCTGGTAATTTGTTCTCTTTGATAGGGTTCGTTCCTTTTAATGTAAATACCAATGAAGGTACAACAAATTTCTATTATCAAGACGGCACAGATCCACAAGATCAGAAATATGTCATCTCAGGCTGGAAAACACTCGTATATATTCCTGACTTTGAAGCACCTGATTCACTAGTTCCTGATGGAACACTTTGGTATAGCACAGTAATTGATGAAGTTGACATCATGGTAAATGACGGGAACACATGGAGAGGTTACAGAAATGTGTATCCAGATACAGATCCACAAGGCCCTATCGTTTCAGCTTCTATGCCAGAAACGCAAAACGATGGATTTTCTCCACTAGTCACAGGTGACCTTTGGGTAGATACTTCAGATCTAGAAAACTTCCCTAGAATATATAAATTCAGCACGGTTGCTGGTAAATGGGTTCTACTAGATAACACAGACCAAACCACAGAAAATGGTGTACTGTTTGCAGATGCTAGACAAGGGATCGATGGAGGTTCACTAGAAGATCTCAGAGAACCAGAAGGAACCATTGAACAGTTATTGGAAAGTGATTATCTAGATCCTGATGCTCCGGAACCTGTTCTTTATCCCAGGGGAATGATTCTTTGGAATCTAAGAAGGAGCGGATTTAACGTAAAAAGCCTGAAGCGACTCTATATTGATAATACAGAATTCAATCTACGTTATCAAGATGAATCTATGAGTGATTACTATCCTCATAGATGGGTAACTGAATCACAGAATAACATAGATGGATCTGGTAGTTTCGGAAGAAAAGCTCAGCGTAAAGTTGTTGTACAGCGCATGCAGGCTATGCTGAATTCTAACCTAGAAATCAGAGATACTAACACCAAGATATTTAACTTGATGGCAGCACCAGGTTATCCTGAACTCATCGGAGAAATGGTTAACCTAAACTATGATCGTGGAATTAGTGCATTTGTACTAGGTGACACTCCTGCTAGACTAGAGCCTAGCGGCACTTCTATCAATAACTGGGGTGAAAATACAGGTCTAGCTGCAGAAGATGGTGATGATGGTCTGGTTACACGTGACGAATACTTGGGCATATATTATCCTTGGGGTTATACTAGTGATAATCTAGGAAATAACATTGTTGTGCCTCCCAGTCACATGATGCTAAGAACTATTATTCTCAGTGATCAGGTTAGTTATCCTTGGTTTGCACCAGCAGGAATTCGCAGAGGTGGTATAACAAACGCTTCTACATCTGGTTATGTCACAGATGAAGGTGAGTTTTTACCTGCTATCTTTAACGAAGGACTTAGATCTACACTGCTAGCTTCCAGCATTAACCCTATCACCTTGATTACAGGTGCAGGTCTAGTGGCATTTGGACAGAAAACTCGTGCTAGAGGCGCTAGTGCTCTTGATAGAATAAATGTTGCAAGACTGATGGTTTATCTAAGAGGCAGAATGGAACAACTATGTACTCCCTATATATTTGAACCAAATGATAAGATCACTCGCGATCAGCTAAAGCAAGCAGCAGAAGGTTTAATGCTTGAACTAGTAGCTACACGAGGTATCTATGACTTTGTTGTTGTTTGTGATGAAACTAACAACACACCTGCTAGAATAGACAGACAGGAACTATGGATGGATGTAGCTCTTGAGCCTACCAAAGCAGTTGAGTTCATTTATGTACCTTTGAGAATAAAAAATACTGGTGAAATTTCCGGCAGTTAAACATTCGTAGGAACTATGAAAAAAGCGGCTAGAAGCCGCTTTTTTCATATATATAGAAAATATAAATTATAGATAAATACAATAAAATATTAAGGAGTAAGTTTTATGTCCAGCACTTCATTAGCTAAATTAACAGTGCCTTTAGATTCAAACGCTACTAGCAGTTTCCAGGGACTGCTGATGCCTAAAATGCAGTATAGATTCCGTGTTACACTGAATAATTTTGGTGTGGACACTGGAGAACTTATAGAGTTAACTAAACAAGTTGTTGATGTTACAAGACCTAGCGTTGGTTTTGAACAGGTAACTCTTGATGTTTATAACTCCAAGGTTTATCTAGCAGGTAAACATACATGGGAAGCTATCACACTAAATCTCAGAGATGATGCAGTAGGGACTACTCAACGTCTAGTAGGACAGCAAATGCAGCGACAGTTTGATTTCATGGAACAAGCAAGTGCTGCTAGCGGTAGAGATTATAAATTTATTACTAAGATAGATATTCTAGATGGTGGAAACGGAAACTATCAACCTGTTATACTAGAAACTTTTGAGTTATATGGTTGTTATATAGAGTCAGCGAACTATAACACTCTAGCATATGCGACAAGTGATGCAGTGACTATAAGTTTGACCATCAAGTTCGATAACGCTATACAGACTAATGCGCCTGGTATAGGAACAGATGTCGGCAGATTAAATGCTGATGGCTCCACTGGTCTAGCTTCTGGTATAGCCGGATAATCATATCTATGATAGTGCTAGTGTAACTAGCACTATATAATTGAACTATGAGTACAAAAGGCGATCTAGGTGATTATGCTCATGCGTCTAGGTTATTTTTATCAAATAACTATAGACTAGCACCTAAAACTAAATTTTTATATCATGTATCATTTAATTTGAATGAACGTGCTATCAATCGTGTGGCTACTGGTTGAGATACCAGACATGGTTATGAAATAAACATGCTTGTAAAAACAGTAGATCTACCTAAGTTTGATATAGAAGTTGATGTAAAAAATGCATATAACAGAAAAAAAATAGTACAAACAGGTATAAAATATTCACCTGTTAGTATAACTTTCCATGATGATAATCAAGGACTCACTACTCAGTTGTGGGCAGCATACTATCAGTATTATTTTGCAGACGGCACTTATTCCAGTGTTGATTCAGCAGGAAATCCTGTAGATACATCAGTTGCGTTCGATAGGTTTAATTCTTATAAGTCCAGCGGTCAGTATAGATACGGTTTGGACAACGATAGTTATGAACCTTTTTTTACTAGCATACAGATAAGCCAAATGTCAAGGGGAAAATATACAACGATGACGTTAGTCAACCCTATGATTAATAGTTGGCATCATGATACAATGGATTATTCAGCGGGTGCAGAAACTGCGTCTAGTACAATGCAAATATCATATGAATCTGTGTTTTATGCTGACGGTCTAATAGATCCGGGTAATGCACCTAAATCTTTTGGAGATTCTTCTCATTATGACAATGGAACTAGTTTACTAGATGATGCTAATTTTTCACAAATATCTTCATCAGAAGAAAACCTTACTCTTAGTGACATGGGTTTGAATATACGACTAGGGAACATTGGTATTGATTTATCTCTAGATATACAACTAGAAAGCCTTGCGTCTTCTGAAACATTATTAGATCAAGCACTAAGCGGAATAAGCGATGTATCATTCCCTTCAATATCTGATATTGCTCAAACTGTTGCTCAACCGTTGATTTCTAAAGAAGATTTTAGAAGTTTCTCATCGCAGAGGGTGGTAGATCATTTAACTAGTAACCCAGAAGACTTGGATTCTCTGTCCAGTAAAGTATACAGCCTGGGATTGGTTTCTGATACTGTTCAGAGTTTTGGAGAAGCGGTGCAAGAATATCAGGATTTTACTGATGATGTTAGGCAACAAATACAAAATGATGTAATCGATATGGTAGGATCAGGAAATGCTAAAGTAAACAATTTAGCCAACGAGCTTGTATCCAAAGCAAAAAAGCGATTTTTATAATATTTTGTATATAAATAAAATAGGGTAAACATATGAAAAATTTTGAAG